GGGCAGCAACTCATCCCGCACAGCGCCGTACGCAGGCGTTGCTGCGGAGCCCGAACCCGTGATGGTGACGCTGTGCTCGTTGAGGTGCAGGTCTCCGTCGATGTCCCGGAAGAACACGGGTGTTGCGGTGTGTGGGCCGGTGTCGCCGAGCACCGTAGCAACATCAATCCCCGCCAAAGAGGGAAGGGCAACGCCGCTCCCTGCGATGGTAAGGTCGCTGGCGTCATAGGAGAGGGTCTCACCGGCTGCGTGGTCAAGGACAAGTACGGCGCCGCTGTCCGCGTCGTGTGCGATCGCAATATGGCCGCACTCGTCGGGCGGGCTTGCCGTGTTGGACGAGTGCGTGACCCCCGCGGACGTGATGCGATAGACACGAAGCCGACGCCCCGACACATCGTACGCCTGGAACGCCACGTAGCAGCACGTCGCGCCGTCCCCGTAAATGTCTCCGTCGCTGTCTGTGTCGTAGAGCTTGAAGACCTTGTTCGTTGCGTCGTCACCGGGCCACAGGGTGGCCAGTACCGTAGGCGTGGCAGGGGCGCCCCCGCCGACAGTTCCGAGGGTGAACACAAGCTCGGGGTCACCGACAATGTACGAGGACCCTGCGGTTGCCAGGTCGTCCAGGTCAACGCCGAAGAACGCAAACGCAGTGTCGGAGACCGGCTCAATGCGAGGGAGGTACTTGATGTCCGTACGGATGTACGGGCCCCAAACGACTCGGTATTGGTCGTCGAGGATCATCATCTCGGTCGCTGTGGAGGTCTCGGGCCGGGCAAAGCCGAGCGTGACGTCCTCTGCGTGCGTGATGGCCACCGCAGTGTACGTGCCGTTGGAGGCACACTGCACGCTGTGCACAAAGCCGCTTCCTGCACGGATGCGGCGGTGCTCAAGTGTGGTAGGCGAGGGGCAGCCGAAGCCCACAGGGCTGGTGCCAAACGAGTTCACGAGAAGGGGCGGCACCCCGCCCATGAGCAGGGCCTCGGACTTCCCGGGGACGAGCAGTGCGTTTTCCTCGGGCGTAGTCGTGATGGTGCTCCATCCCGGCCGCTTGCGATAGGCCCCTCCCTTGTCCACCCGCATGTTCACAACATGCCCGCTCTTCGGGGGAGCGAGGAGGAAGGGGTCTACGGAGCCGTCAATACCGCCTCCCTGGGGGACGGGCGTGACGGTGTCCGGCTCGGGAGGGCCTCTACGCGGCATCAGACGGCGATAGGCCCGAGGGCCGCTGCGATGCGGTCTAGGGCGTCCTGGAGAGACGAGGGTGCCGTACCAGACCAATCCGCGACGTCGGCCGGCGTGTAGACCATGTCGTTGGACACGTCAGTGCGCAGACGCGAGAAGGCTTCCTCCGTGTCCGCGTGGAAGCGGTCAGTGCCGAGGGGCAGGCGTCGCTTGGGCAGGTCAGGCATCAGTCCCAGGGCTCCCCGCGGAGAAGACGACCAGCGCTCTGGAAGTCACGAGTCGTGTCCCGAATCGCGCCTCCGTCCTCCGTGTTCATCGTGTTGGCGTGGTCTCGGATGCGCTGACGCATGGCCTCTAGCCGACGCAGCAGGTAGCTGGAGTCCGACTCCTCCTTCTCCAGAACCTTCGCAGCGGCGTCGAGGACGATATACTCGTCCCAATGGGCGAAGTGGAGGAACGTACGGCTCCCTCCCGTCTCCGTGTCTCCCTCAAGGGGCTGCGGCATCGGCACGTAGTGAATACGCACGGTATGCACGCCGCGGGGGGTGGGCGTGAAGGCGATGAATCGATACTGGTTGATGGTGTTGACCTCGGTACCGAAGAAGTAGCGCACACGCGCTGCGTGTGGCCAACCGCCGGTGTCCTCTCCGCTCCGAGCCCGCTCATACGGCGTGGTTGCCCGGATAGGGCGCAGCGTACCGTCCACGTTCACATCGACGCCGAGGATCTTGTAAACGTCGAGAGGAAGGGCGAAAGTTTCGAAGGGGCCGGGGTCACCGAGCTGGTCGGTTAGCGCGTACGCCGCGGTTCCCGCTGCCGTCGAGAAGCTCAGGTTCGCGTAGAAGTGCTGCGGGCCCAGGGACTCCACTAGCAGGTCGTACAGCTCGAAGTAGGACTCCTGAACGTACTGCTGCACCTCAGCATCAGACACGAACGTGCTGTTCTCGTGGTCCGAGCGGCGACGAACCCGAGTAACCAGGCCTGCGAGCGTAGAGAGGTTGGTGCTGGTGGGCATGGTTCAAAAGAAAGGGCCGGTAGCACAGAGACTAGGGTGTTCAGCCCGAGCCCCGCCTGCACTACCGGCCCAAGTGGATCCTAGAGCTGTCGCGTCTTGAGAACGATCGTGACGAAGAAGAGACTCCCGTCAGTCGGGTCTGTGTCCGTGGCCTGCGTCTCGCCATCCACGAACTGGAAGTCGATGGTGCGGGCCGACTCGTCCATGGCGACCATCTTGGGAGAGATGATGTCCGTGGTATCGAGCAGGTCGTAGTGCACCGCGAGCACGTCCATCGCCCCGGAGCCCGGGAGGGTGAGCGTGTAGAGGCCCGCGGCCGTGCGGTCCAGGTTGAGGCCGTCCGGCGTGAAGGGGTGACCCTCCGCAGCGTCCGGCTCTCCGTCGAAGTTCATGGTGAACTTCCCGTGGACGTAGACCAGCCCGGGATGCGCATGCTGCGCCTGGCTATAGAGCGTTCGATTCAGGCCAGCCATTCAGTCCTCCTCAGACATCCAGGGAGACGACGCCGTTCTGGCCCGGCGCGTTGCAGCCCATGTTGCCGTAGAAGCCCGCGCGGAACTCGACCGAGTCGTCATCCGCCTCGCGGAGCCACTTCGCACCGTCGCCCGGACCGTAGGTCAGGATGCGGGGAGCGCCGCCCATCGAGTAGAACTTCCAGGTGCTCATCGTGAGCATGTACGCGCGGTCGCAGGGGGCGTTCGGGTCCTCGATGACCTTCACGACACCGGCGGGCGTGTGCAGCTTGAAGGCCTCGAAGCCGATCTTCGCCATGTCGGGAGACTTGACGATGTCGTACTGCACCTTGCTGCCCAGCTCCCGGGTCAGCTTCTTGATCTGGAGCGGGTTGAGCACGCCGATGTCCGGCTTCGCGCCAGCGATGCGCAGCTCCGTGGCCAGCTCGATGAGGCCGTCCTCGACGCTCATCCCCGTGCCGACCGCGCGCACACCAGCCAGCCGCTGGTCGTCCTCGGTGCGGTCCACGCCGAAGAAGGCCGTCGAGCTGGGCGCCGTGAGCGGGATCCAGGCCGCGAGACCTGCCGTCTTGAGCGTCTGCGAGCCCGTCGTCAGGTCGCCCTCGCGGTGCAGCGTGTCGCCGATGGCCCACACCGTCGCGGGCGTGGTATCGATGTCCACCGCCGCGCCGGCCGAGTCCACCATGAAGAGGTAGCCGTTCGAGCGGTCGATGCGCCCGATGAACAGGGCGGGCGTGATGCCGGCCGAGCCACCGCCCGTCGAAGCGACGAGCGACATGCCAACCTCGAAGTTGACGACGTCGCAGCGGCTCGCGAGCGTGATGCGGTCGTCCGTGCCGTCGCCGTTCTCGATGGCGCCGATGACACCGCGCTGGCCGTTCTGCGTGCCGTAGAGGGAGAGCGCGAGGTCCCGCGTGGTCTGGTGCATCACGCCGTCGATCTCGACGGTCGCCTCCAGGAACGACGCCTTGTCACCCCCGCGAGCCGCCTCAAGCACCTCGTTCTGGATCGAGCCGAGGCCGTAACCCTTGACCCGGGTCAGCACGAAGTTCTCGTACCCGCCGACGCTCTTGTTGGCCTGAGCCGTCGCGAAGGTGGCACTGACGCCCTGGCCCGTGCGGTACCAGATCGGAATCGTACGGTTCTTCCCTCGGAAGTTCTCGTCCTTGGGCAGAAGCGCCAGAAGCGGGTTGTCCTTGTACGCCTGGAGCTTGACTCGCCCCGGCTCGTACCAGACCTTCAACATCTTGTCGAAGTTCGTGGTGGTAAGATCAGCCATTTTCCCCTCCTAGGGGGCTACCTTGGTCAGGTAGCGAAGAGTCCATTCTTGAGCATGAAGTCCAGGGCCTCCTCCTTTGGCATGTCAAGGAGGTCCGGTCGTTCGGCCTGCCGGGCAGGGGTTCCTGCGACGGCGTTTGACACGGCCCTAGTCTTCGCGCTCGTGGGCTCGCTTCGCGTGTCTGGAGAAGGTGTAGGCATGTACTTCTGGCGCACTGCCTCCACCGCCATTACCTGAGTGATGAATCCGTGCAGACGCTGCTCCGCATCGGCGATCACCTTTTCGTAGGTGGGTGTGATGCCGCTGTTCTGCACCTGCTGAGCAAGCCCAAGAACCAGCTCCACCCCCTCGTCTCCCACAGCCGCCAGGAGGGGGCTACGCGCCTGGATCTCCCTCACCGTGGTCTGCTTCGCGTACTCCATCTGCCGGCTGTACTCAGCCTGCTGGACCGCCGTGCGCTGCTGCTCCTGGAAGCGCGCAAGCTCCTCCCGAGTGGCCCGAACCTGCTCCTCCAGATCCCGGTTCGGGCGCAGCCCTTGGCCGGCCACAGCCGCCTGGTTGATCTGCTCTAGCGAGTAGCCCTTGGTTTCCAGGGCTGCGAGCACGTCTCCGCGCTCCAGGGCATCGAGGAAGGCCTGCGCCTCCTTGAACTTCGCCTCCTTGGCGAGGACGGCCTGGGTACGGGTCTCCAGGGTCTGGAGAAGCTCCTGCTCCTCCCGGCGACGCTCCGAAAGCTCCCGTTCAGCCGCTGCGATGCGCGCCAGCTTGAGCCCGGCCTCGTCCACCGCGGGAGGGGCCTTTGCCGGCTCAGGAGTAGGCGTCTCGTCAGGTTCTCGGGGCTCCCGCTCCTCGGCCGGGTCAGGGGCCGCCTGGGCCTCTTCCTCCTCCGTTTCTGCGCTCTCGTCAGTCTCCTGGATAACAGCGAACACGTCCTCCAGGCTTGCAAGGCCCTCAGACGCCGACTCCTCCTCAACCACTTCCGTACTTACGTCAGACACTCATTCCTCCGTCTTGTGGGGTCACGGCCGTGGGCGACTGGCCTGTGGGGCCTGCCGCAGGGGGTGCTGCGCCATTCGTGGGCGCATTCATCCCGGCCGCCTGGGCAGCGAGCCTGGCCTGTTCGGCTTCGGCCTTCTGCATCAGCACTCGAACCTGGCGCATGAACTTCCGCACCAGTTCCAGCCTCTCTTCCTCAACTTCGTTGATCTGGGCCCGCAGGTAGTAGGCCTGGGCCATCTTGAGAGACAGGCGCAGGTCCATGAAGGGCTCGGGGCGTGTGTAAACGCCATCGTCGAGCATCTTCTCCAGCACGTGCTCGATCAGGTCCTCAGACGCCCTGTCGAGGCTCAGCTTCGACTCAAGGTCCGGGTAGTCGAGCAGGCCCTTCGCCTCATCCGGCCCGATGAGCTGCGCATTCATCATGGCAAGCACGGTGCGCAGTCGGCCGGCGGGGGTAGAGGGAAGGGACGAGACGGGGAAGACCTGGAGCACGTACTGGTCGTCCTCCATGTTCACGTCCGACCACTTGATGCGGTCGATGGTGTTCCTGTCGCGTTGCGAGGGGGCTGCGAAGTTCCCGCCGATGCTGCGAGCGAAGGCAATCATCATCCGCGAGAGGTCGAGGATGGCCTGCTCGTACTTGGCCGCCTGGATGGAGAAGCGCTCGGTCTCCATGTCGTGCCACGTCTGGAGGGCCACGCCGCTCGCATCAGCACCTAGCGGGTTCTGCATGCGGGAGGAAAGCTGGCTGACGCCAACGATCTCGAAGGCCCGCTGGTAGAGGCGGTCCAGGTGGGCAAAGACCTCGGGATGCACGGTCTGAGGCACCACGACCACCGGCGGCTTGCCTACGTACGGGACGATGGCGCCGATGCGGTTGTCGAAATGGGCCTTCTGGATCTTGCTGCCCTGGTCGATGAAGACGCGGGGCACGGCAGCGAGGTGGAAGCTCGCTTGAATCTTCTGGAGAAGCTGGTTGATCTCCACCTGGATGCCGTTCAGTTCCTCGGCCACTCCCTGGCCCCAGAACCCGCGCAGGCGCTCGTTCCAGTTGATGAAGATGAACGGGTGGAAGTCGTACTCCCACTTCGAGTCCTCCAATACGCCGGAGTCGACGGCAATCACGTGCCGCCCGTCCTTGGCCTTTGAGGAAGAAGGAAGGTGCCACCCCATTACGACGAGCACCTGGTCGGCGCGCGGGTCGTAGAACAGGTCGTGAGGGTCGCTCGCGTCGGAGGCTAGCGGGTCTGCGTTCGCCTCCCGGATGATGCGCTCCTTGTCGGGGAACATTTCGATGAGCACGTCACGGCTCACCCACTTCTTCTGCACGACGCTACGGGGCTTGCCGTAGAGGCCGTCGTGCTGATCGACGAAAACCTCGCCCGGAAACACGCGTTCCAGGTTGATCTTGTCGTCCTCGACGAACACTCGCGCGATCCCGGTGCCGAACACGCAGGAGTCGAGCACCACCTTCGGCATCTCCCGGTATACGCCCGAGATATCGAACTGCGCGGAGAGGAAACGCTCCAGGAGCTTGGCCTTGCGGCGTAGCTCGGGGCTCCCGCCCTGCGTCAGGGGCTTGGGGGCTGGCCGCTGCTTGCCAATCTTGGCCACAACAGCGTCGATGGCGTTCTTGACGACGTTGAGGGAGACCCGCTTGTCCGTGTCCTGCCACGCCTCGGGATCGAGCCGCCCAGGGCCCCCGTAAAGGCGCGCATGGTGCTGGTTCGAGGCCAGGCGCTGCCCATCATCGTCCCGCATGCCCCGATACACGGAGACGAGGTCCTGCGCGACCGTCTCGTCCTCGGAGAGCCACCAGCGCACGTCTCGGGCGCCCGTGTCGAGTCCTGTGCGAGAGAAATCAGCCACTGGACCCGTAGTGGTCCTGGAGGTACTGCTTCATGGCCTCGGCAGCCGCCTCAGTGCCGTCCTGTTCGGGCGCGAAGCTGTCAGGCTCGAAGACGGGAGCTACCGGGTGCGCGAACTCGGCGCACATGTCTCCCCACGTGACTCGGACGGCCCCCTGCTCTCGGAGGGCCGCTACCAGGTCGAGGAAGGCGTCTAGCTTTGGGTCGCTGCCCTTCTTTCTCACGCTGAGGGTGTGTCGAGATGGAGGGGCACTTGACAACAGGGCTCGGAGGACACACCATACTCAAGTCCTGAGGAGCAATGGGTCTCCGCTGGACGGCGAGACGGCCAGGAGGGAGGGAAGCCTCCTGTGTCGTCCGTGTGCTAGGGACCGCAGGGCGGCGTTAGGGCATGAGCACTAACTGGAGGGTTCGAGTCCTTCTCCCTGGCTTTGGTGGTCGGAGTTACAGACCACTTGCCAAACACGGATAGGGCAGAGGTTCTGCTTGAATGGCCCCGGACGCGTACCCGCTCCGGGGTCGACCTGTCTCTGGGGGTCTGATGGCTCTGGTGATATGCGCAGGGTGTTGGGTGGGCGGCTCGGGGGCCCACAAGCGGCACACCGGGGAGTGCAGCAGGCCCGCGGTCTGGCACGAGTTCGAGGACGGCCTGTGGGCCTACTGCGACCAGCACGTGCCCGAAAACAAGTGGCACCTGTACAGGTTCGGGGAGCAGGAGGAAAGGGAGTGACGGAACTGGAGCTGCTGGTCTGGAAGTACCTACACGCGGATGCGTACGGGCCACAGAGCCGAGCAATCGCGCTCAGAACAGAGCTTCATCAACGAGTAGCTCGCTTCGGAGATCCCACGCTTCCCGATCCTCGTCTGACTCCCGAATCTGATCCCACAGTTCGTCCTCTTGCTGCGCCTGCCACTCCAGAGAGCCACGAGTAGGGCCGTCCCTCTCCCCCGTGTTCAAATAGGCCATGCACTTGCGATGCGCGTAAAGCATCCCGTCAAGTAGATGGTCCGGGGTGCGGTCATCAATGGCCACGTCAGCTCGCAGGCGCATGCCTCCGAACTTGGCCTTGTCGATCTTCCCGAAGTTCCAGGAGTAGAGGGAAGCGTCGTGGAGCAGCTCCTCGTTGCCCCAGCGGAAGACCTTGAGCACGCCGGCCGAGAGGTCGCCGCCAAGGTGCTCGATGGCCGCAAGCTTCTGGGTCTTCTGGGCCGCCTCGACCGGGATGCCGTACTTCTGGATCATGGTCTCGACGTAGGGCTTACCCAAGCCTCCGGCGTCCGCCACGATGGCCTCGAAGTCGTACTCCCCCATAAGCGCCTCGACGTGGGCCGCGACCCGGTCGGGGATCATATGTTGCTCCTGGTGACTCTCGACGACGACGATCTGCGCCAGCCGAGGGTTGTAGGCCAGGATGACGAAGGCCGTCGCATCGACGTAACCCAGGTCCATCCCGAGCACGAAGCTCCAGCCCGTCAGGTCGGGCATCTCGGTGATGACGCACCGCTGCATCTGCGGGTAGACGAGGCCCTCGCCGTCCCTCACCCACTGCCCGAAATACTCCCGCAGGATCTTGGGCGACTCCTCGGTGAGCCCTTTCTGGGCCATGTACCGCTTGAGCCACTCCCGCGGGTCCTTCATGTGCGGGTTCTCGAAGAAGGTCCAGCCGTGCTTGCTCCAGCCCTTGGCGTCTTCCAGGTCGTGCAGCGCTTCGTAGAAGTAGCCGACCGCGAAGGCGTTGGGCGTACCCGTCATGACGATTTGCCCCTCGGTGCCGTAGTCAGCCGTTTGAGGAAGGAAGATTTCGTCGATCAGGTAGCGTAGGAGTGGTCGGAAGCTCTGGGCCTCGTCGAGGATGACCAGCGGGGTCTTCGTGCCGCGGTAGTTCTCAATCTCCTGGGCGTCATTGGCGCCACCAAGCAGAATCCGCGAGCCGTTGGTGAACGTGCAGGTCAGCTCGTTCTGATTGAGCTTGGCCTGGATTCCCGTCTCTCGGAGGAAGGGCAGAAGGCCCTGGTTCCAGAAGCCGCGCTCGGCCTGCCGGCGAGTGTTCGTGACGTAGAAGACCGTGCAGCCCGGGAACTTGTGGGCGGTCTTCACGGCCTTGGCCATGATGCCGAAGGTCTTGCCGGCCCGGCGGGAGCAGCAGGCGGCTACGAGCTGGGCAGGGTCCTCCACAAAGGCGCGCTGCGGGGCAAAGCAGAGGGTCGAGTAGTCAAGGCTCTGGATAGCCTTCTTCCTCTTCTCTGCCTCCCTGTGCAGCCTTGCGGCCTGCTGGAGGATCGCCTGCTGGTTCACTGCTTCTTGGGCCGCCCCGGCTTACCCTTGGGCCTGGGGGGCGCAGGACGCGCCGGCACAGGGTCAACCACAGCCGTGGTCACGATGGCCGGCACGATGGGCTTGCGACGCAGCTTGAGGCTCACCTTGGAGAACGGGAGGAAGAGGAACTCTCCGTCCCCGTGCACCAGCACCCCGTGCTCCGTGATCTCGATGGGCAGGGGCTCGTCGGTGGCCACCATCTTGCGCTTCTCGGGGGAGAGGGGCTTGCGGGGGTCGAGGAAGGGCACATCGGACTCGATGCCCCAGACTTCGTAGTCAATCATTGGTCGTACGCCAGGTAAGGGTTGTAGAGGCACACCGTTTCCTCCCCAACGAGCCCTGCGTG